AAATGTCCTTTATAGCGGTGTTTTTAAGCCACACAGCAACTACCAAGGTTCAATTGGTGAAGGCACTAGAAGATTCCTAATCGGCCACTTCCGTTATCTAAGAGGTTCTACTGTCGTTACACCGGGTGTTGGTAACAGCAGTTCTGGTTATTCTCTCGATAATTCAGGAGCGATATTTTTCTCTAGAAACACCGGAACACCTCTGCACCTGAATAGAAACAACAATGGCACTATCCTTCAATTTAGAAGGAATAATGTTGAGCACGGCCGAGTGCTTATTAACACTAATGCTGCTCCAGGTGTATCTTACAGTACCAACTCAGATTATCGACTGAAAGATAACGTTGTTGTTTTGGACAACGCAATCGATCGCTGCAAACAGCTGCTGCCAAAGCGTTTTAATTTTATTGGAAACGACACTGTCGTTGATGGTTTCCTTGCTCACGAGGCGCAAACCGTCGTACCAGAAGCTGTTGATGGCGTCCATGATGGAATGGAAGACATCGGCACACTTACTGAGTGGGATGGGACTGTTATTGACACTGATGTACCTGAGCCTGGTGCAGAGGAAATGTCTTGGGAGGCAACGGATACTGATGAAGACGGTAACGAAACCACTGTCACTCGTACTCGTACCTGGACACAGACTGGCAGCCGTCCCGCATACCAAGGTATCGACCAAGCCAAGCTTGTTCCTTTGCTGACTGCTGCATTGCAAGAGGCAATCGCCAAGATTGAAACTCTTGAAACCAAAGTTGCAGCACTTGAAGCAGCTAACTAATTACATTTACCCACTAATCACCAATGATCGCACTTATCCGTCCAATTCTTTTTTCTTTCCTTAACTCTGAAAAAGTCAAACGTCTCATCGTTGACCTTCTGAGGAAACTGGCAGAACAATCTGACAATACCGTAGACGATGAAGCCGTCGCGTTTATCGAACGCGGCCTCTTTGGTGAGTTGGCCTGAGCCACCACATCTTCCTTCTATACAGATTCCAGAGCACTACCCTTTACCAGCTGTTCCAACTCTTGAGGCACCCGAAGTTGAGCTTCCTAAGCACCCACCGCTAGTGGTGCCTCCAAGCGACCTTAGACCTCCTCCTGGCGTTAGCAATGATGCCGTCAATAATAATGAGGGTAAAAACGAGGTCCCAAAAGAAAATACATTTACTCCGTCTCTTCCAAAGGAAACGCAGCTGATCGAGGTTCCCTTTACTGATGTAGAGGTGCCAATGCCTACAACCGAGATCATGACCACTGCGGCTACAACTGCAGTCATTAGCGTGGCAGCAACACTAACTGCCACGTCTATTTTTAAATGGCTCGTCGCTGCTTTTAAGCCTTTGTTTAAGCAGACATGGAACAAACTAACCAAAAGGAACAATCAAAATCATCATCACGAAGCTTCTTAGAAAAAGTTAAAGAACATACCGATCACGATGGTATAACTATTCTCGGAACCTTTGTCCGTCTTGGTGTTGTTGTTTGGAGTGGTTTTATCATTACTCTAAATTACGTTGATTTACCTATGATTAAAAAGGGACAGAGCGGCGGAGATATAACTTTTGTGGCCAGCGTTTTTACGGGAGCACTTGCTACTTTTGGTTTGAATACATCTAACAATAGCAATAAGTCCCCCAAATCACCTGACCCTAAAAAGAAGGAAGATTAATGATGATCCAAGGTATCCTGTTTTTCTTAGCTTTGCTGATGGCAGAAGCTACGCCTGCTTTTAGTCAAGTCACTGCTGACTTTACTCAAGGTAGTATGCAAAGCACAACAACCACAACCGTAGACATAGATAGAACTATCTCTATCGAAACACTAGGAGGTGAATACAAAAGTTGGAGCGGAACAAACGTAACCCCAAGTGGGGACATCTTGGACGCTGCTACAACCTATTCCGTAACCAATCCTGGAGAGCAGTTTCAGCTGGAAACTGTGGACAGAGCAGCAGGAGTCATTCAGACTCAGCTGATCGACGAAACTATTACGCAAAACTCCGTAACTACATCGTTGTCTGTCTTCTCTCAATAGGCGGATCAATACCGGCTGTAGCAGAAGAACCAAGGGTTCAAAATAACTCATCTCCGGTAGCAGCAGCTACTGGAAATGTTACAAATCAAGCGGTGCAATTTCAGAACTCTGGAACACCGTCACGACAATACTTTGCTGCCAATAATAGTTGTAATGGAGCAACGCTTCAGTTCTCTCCATTCTATTTAGGCAACGATACTATTCCATTCGATAACACTGGTTATGTTCGCTCCAATAACTATGGGGCACAAGTCAGTATCAGCCTTCCTTTGGACGGTTCTATGATTGAGCTATGTAAATCTATTGCTCGACGTAATGAGCAAAAGATGAGGCTTGATTATGAGCTTGTAAGGGCTCTCCGGTGTTCAGAATTGCAATCCAAGGGTTTTACTTTTCGCCCAGGATCAAGGATGGAAATCCTATGCAATGACATTGTCCCTATCGTATCAATAACTGATTGATGGCTAACTCAAAAAAGCAAACCCGTATGGGTACTGAAGAGCAGTTCGAGCTTCTTCATGGCCTTGTGACTTCCGAGTTCATTGGGCGAGTAAAGAGTGGGGAGGCTTCAACAGCTGACCTCAGAGCTGCTGTTGAGTGGCTGAAAATTAACAACATTACGGGAGTTCCTGTCGAGGACAGTCCGCTGGCAGACCTGATGGGTCTGATTCCAGAACTCTCGTTTGACGACGTTCAACGTGAAGTGAAATGAGTCTCTACCGCAACATCAATAAGCGTAAGAAAGCAGGCACGTCCCGTTCAAAGAAGAACTCGACCATCTCAGCAAAGTCTTACTCCAACATGAAAAAAGGGTTCCCTAAGAAAAAAGGTAAGAAGTAATGGCTCCGCGTAAATCCTCTAACCCAGGAAAAAGCGCACGTTATTACGCAAAGAACCCTAAGGCTCGCGCAAAGAAAAACGCTGCACAGCGTAAGCGTAATAAGACTGACGCAAATAAGGCGTACAGATCCGAGCTAAACGCTGAAAGACGGCGCAGGGGTGTGTACGGAAAAGGTGGTCCTGATATGTCTCACACATCTTCAGGGCGCATCGTTAAGGAATCACCAAAGAAAAACCGCGCCAGAAATGGACATGGCCGGAACGGACGTCTCAAAAAAGCTTGATTTATGGACACGCCTAAGTCTCTCATGCACGACCTTCTCACCTTCCGTAGCGGTGACGCTAAACGGATGTGGAGAGACCTGATCAAACAACGTGATGGATACCGCTGCTCATACTGCGGATCCACAGAAAATCTCACGATTGATCATGTGGTTCCCCAATGTAAGGGGGGACCGACAAATGCTGAGAACTGCAGAACGGCGTGTCTTGCCTGCAACCAAGCCAAGGGAAGCCTTTCCCTTGATGAATTCTTGACCACTAACTTTTCGCAGCAATTTGCTGCTTAGACAAACATGCCTATCTCTAACGAGCGCAACTATCTGCTCAAGCCTGACCTGGCTCATAGCGGCGTCGTTGCCCTTACCCAATCCGTAGCTAACGCTGCATCTAGTGACTACACCGTTGCTGATCTTGTTCAACTGATCAACACCGCGATCACCACTAAGTACAACAACGTGTCTAACGCCACTGTTGGCGGTAAGACCACTGGAACCATTGGCCTTGCTACCAGCAAGCAGAACTGAACAAAACACCTATTTACAACAACAACAACAACAATGAAATCTCTTATCGCTTCTAGTGCCCTGATCCTGATGGGTGCTGGCTCCGCCTTTGCTGGCCCTTACGCCGTTGTGGAAAACAATGGCGGATTTGTCGGTTCGGACTTCGTCGGAAGTGTTACCGACTTCCACGTTGGCTGGGAAGGTGAAGGTTGGTACGCCGAGTTCGGCCCCAGCCTCTACTCCCCGGACGGTGCTGAATCCGACGTGCTCTTCACTGGCAAAGCCGGTGGTTCATATCCCGTCACCGAAAACCTGTCCGCTTACGGCGAATTCTCTGTCGCTTTTGACAAAGAAAACTCCTACGGAACTAAAGTCGGACTCAAATATACCTTCTGAGGCGTCTAGGAGGCTCTGCAAGGGGCCTCCTCCCTTGTTCTGGTATGGATACATCTAATGAATAAAACAGAGGCCTTAGAAAGCCGTCTGAAGGGGGATTTCAAAACCTTTCTTTCTTGCATCTGGCATGAACTAAACCTACCAGCCCCCACAAGAGCCCAATACTGCATCGCAAACTATCTCCAACACGGCCCTAAACGACTACAGATACAGGCGTTTCGAGGGATCGGTAAGAGCTACGTTACCGCTGCCTACGTGCTTTGGGAGTTATACAAGGACCCCAATGTCAAGGTGATGTGTGTCTCCGCATCCAAGGAACGGGCAGACAACAACAGCATCTTCATCCAAAAGCTAATCCTGACCATCCCCTGGCTAGCTCACATGAGACCTAAGGGGGACGAATATCGATGGTCCAGAATCAACTTTGACATCGGTGGATGTACTCCCACCCAGAGTCCCTCGGTTAAATCAGTCGGTATCACGGGAAACATGACCGGGAGCCGTGCCGATAT